AGCTCTGGCTGCATCGCCCATAGTTGGTGAGTTGGTGTATTTAGATGTATATTCATGCATATCTTTATCTTGCGAACATGAAGATAGCACAAAACAAAGCAAAAGTGGTTTAATAAATTGCATATTTTGCGTTTAGATACGCCTCTATTTGCTGTATTTCTGCCGTTACTGGCACTCTGTTATAAACAATAATTTCGGATATATAAACATTAGCTGGTTGTGTAGCACTTGAATCGCTACCGAGATAAGCGGTTGATCTTGATACAAACCCTGTTCCATCTTGGCTACTTACAATTTCTTGTCCGTTTGTTCGCAATTTATAGGTTTCACCATCATCAGATAAAGTTGCGATTATTGCAGCAGTTTCAGTTTGGATTATTTGCGGAGCTGGAGACTCAAGTCCATAATAACTGCCCCATTGATTCTCAAGAATAGCACTATAAAGACCGCCACCAGTTGCCTCAAAAATTGCAGCGTACTGTTCTGCTGATGTTTCAAGCGTTTTAATTACAGCATAGATTGTTTTGGCTGTTACAATATCGTTTCCAGATAGACTGCCTCCATTAAATAAGATTGCTGGATTAGAACCTATAATGTTATTTGATTTTACAACAGTGCCAGATGCTGGTGTAAAATTATTTCCATTTGTACTTTGATCTGCCCAAGATGTTACATTTGATCCAGAGAGAGTAACTCCAACATCAGCCTTGAGCCATAAGGATAGGCCAGTTGTTGGAATTGCACCACCACCACCAACCCTACGGATATTCTGCACTCCTAGTCCTAGAGATAGTCTTGGCATATAATCAAGCTGCGGTGATGGTGATGGATGGAGACCAGCCTGACACAGGAATCGAGGAAGATGCTCCTGCGTTTGTTGATTCAAGGATTTCTTGTCCTGTATTGCATCCTTCGTCAATATAGTCAAAGCGTTGGAAAAACTCCCATTGAGAGTTTTGATACCTTAAAGAGAATCTAAAATTTTCGCATTCTTGTGGACTGTTTTGGTCATTATACCAGAAAGTATTACTTTGTTTTACAAGCGTTCTTGTGATTCCCGCGAATGTGATATTTATATTGGTTGTCGAGAGGGGAATGTTGCTGGGTGCGGCTCCGCCACCAACCTTGCGGATATTCTGCACTCCTAGTCCTAGAGATAGTCTTGGCATATAATCACAATGCAATCACCCGCCAAGGGATAGAACCTTTGGCGGTGTGGTTGCTTGAATCATTAACCAGCTATGTAGCCGATCACCCTGCCAGTTCCAGCCGTGTAGCTGTCGAACTCGCCATAGATGATATTGCCAGAGCCAATCGTAACGCCTGTCAGAGTACCATCATATTTACCGCTAATCGCGCTAAACGTGGTATCTGAAAGCATCTGGATCGCCCAGTAGCCAGCAGGAGCTGTTCCAGTTGTCCCTACGGAAAATCCGTATTGAGCCTGGAATTTGTCTAATGCGCGTGACATTAGGACGCTGCGTGTAGGGCAATCCGAAAGGATGTGCCGTTAAGAGTCACGTTTAAGGAAGCAGTGGCGGTTGCATTTGTATTAACAGTGCCACCGCTGGAGCTTGCCGTAAACTCAATGACGTTGGCGAAGTTAGCTCCGTTGATACGGACAGCTTTGTTCTTCGCCTTAATTGGACTGCGTTGAAACTCATCGCTCATATTCTTAATCTCCTTTTCGACTCCAGGCACGTTTCACTTGATCCGCGCTGAACTCGCTTTTGAATCTACTGCCAAGTTTTTGTTCTTGGCGATAGTACCCATTTATAATATTTGTTTTATTGGTTCCAAGTGGGTTGTCGAGGGGTTCGCCAACACCAACAAGAGCCAAACGTTGTGGGACAGTAAACCGCTTCAGATACTTAGGGACCGAGTCCCTTTCAGCTACTGACTTTTCCAGTTCAACGACTGAACCATTTCTGGTATCGGTGTACTGGTAAATCGGCATTAGCTGTAGTTCTCCTCATCGGCCTGCTTCGCCAGCTCACGCATTTTGTCCTCTTCAGACATGTTGTCCTCTTCGTTATTCTCGGATTCGCCTTCGATCATGGCCTCATTGACCTTGATGTATGCAGCTCCGTTCTTAACCATTTGGACAACACCACTGAGTTCAACTTCATCACCTTCAGAAGGAGAAACATTGTCTCCGCCATCATTAACTTCAAGCATCGACAATGGCAACATGACCATGCCTTTCGACATTTTCATATCATCACCTTTATTCATTCCTTCTTTCATTTGATCTCCGTTGGAAGAGGCTGGGGAGGTTTTACCCTCCCCAGCTTTCCGAGGACCCATAGCGATTACTAGGGTTCCCATTTAATTGTTTAGCTGTAGTTCGACTTCGCGAAGATCGCGCGGAAGAACGTAGTATCCAATTGTTTGGCAGCATAGAACGTCTTAAAAGACGCTACGACACGCTGTCCGTAGGGATCGGATTTATCGGCAGCATCAAGGATCGTGACCTTCGGTGAGAAGGGCGAGCCAGAAGCAACAACTGAATTCAGGCTAGGAACGCCGAAAGCGTTTCCGCCCAAGAGCAAGTTGCCGTACACGGCTTGACCAGCAGTCGAGGCAGAGACCACACCCGCAGCAGCGGTTGCAAACGTCTGAACGTTGGTGCTGGAAACGACTTTACAGCCGAACAGCGAACCGATTTCACCTTTGAAGATGGCATCAGGATTCGAGTAGCTCGAAACCTTCAACCAATCGTCATCCTGCTGGAGGTCACGAATGACCGCAGGGTGAGCAACAAGGACGTAAGAATCCTTGATCTTGGGCGCACGGCTGATGAACAACGAAGTCGCACCATCGAGCAAGTCGGTGGAGGTCATTGCGCTGTTGGCAGAACCAGAAGCTGCAGCGAAGGTAGTTCCGTTTGTGCCGTTTTGGGCATAACGAGCATAGGGCTTCGTGGCTACGTTGGTTCCAGTCGAGGTGGAAGAATCTTGGATCAGCGCGCGGTGACACAGAGTGTCGGCGTGCAGAGCAGCATCTTCACCCAACTGCTTGGTAGCCTGGGCGAGGTGGTTGAACAATTCGGTGGCCAAGAGAACGTCCGTGAGGACGATCTGGCTGCCGTACTGCTGAAGGGTCGCGTCAACAGTGGACAGAGTCAGCTGACGCTGATCCGATCCATCACCAATTGTCGTTCCTTCAGATAGAGAAACGATGCTGTTGATATTAGGATTATCAAATTTAAAGAATTTGATAGTACGATTTCCGCCTGTTTTCGAAGGATACGCCACCTTCATTGCGAACTGCTCCATTTGGAGCAGGGGGAGCGCACGTTCCAAGAGCATCTTGGAGAAGTACGTCTGGAACTGTGCATTGACAGATCCGCCAGTAGTTACATAAGCCATTGTATTATTTTCCTTTTAAACAACTAGTCTGTTACGATCTATCCGCCTCTGCTGCCATCTTTAGCAATTCACGACCTTGCTCCTCCGAGGAGAGTTCGTGAAAAGCTTTGACGCGAGCAGGGCCAGAAGGTTGACCGCTTGCAGGTGTCGTTGCCTTTCTTAGTTGAGTCAGTTCTGACTCATACTTTGCAATCTTCTTTTCCAAGTCAGAGGCAGCATCCGCTTTAAGCCTCATTTTTGCCAATCCTACAGCATCATTGATTCCGTTAGGATAGTTCCTAAGAATCGCGTGTTGCTGTAACAAGGTTGATACTGCTTTGTAGAGATTGGTCGAGGAATCCTTTAATTCTGGATTCGCTTCGACTTCTTGCAAGAGATTTTGGTCCCAGGCGTTCTTCCATTCTTTCTCCGCCTTTTTCTCGTATTCTCTCCTGCCAGCAGTTTCAATTTCGTTGGCTTTGCCTTCGGCGAGTTTTGCAAGATCATCACGGCCCTCATTACGATAGCTTTTTGCTGCTTCTCTGTAATCTTCCGCGCTAAACTTGCTAGAACTTGCCGTTGCCTCTGCCGAAGAAGCTTCTTGACCAGACCTTGCAGTCTTGGCTGCTTCAATAGCTTCTCTCTCAGCCTGGAGTCTTGCACGTTCCGCTTTGACATCGTCCCACTCTTTTGCGAGTCGAGACTGTGCCTTTTGGTACTTGCTTTGCTTCTTTTCGGAAGCTGACTCTGACTTGGGTTCATCAGATTGCGTTGTTAAAGAGCTTGTTGATGTAGTTTCAGTCTTAGGGACTTCATCTACCACCGCATCGTTCGATGTGGATTTGGTTTCGGCCTTTTCTGGAGTCGCAGGTGTCTCCGAGTTATCACTGCTTGAAACCTCCTGCTCAACTTCTTTTGTGACCTCAACATTATCTTCTGGTACTTCAGTCAATCCAGCGTCTAATGCTGCTGCCATTTTTAGCATGTCAAGTTCAGTCGGTTCTTTGGAATCAGCCATGTTGACCCTTTCTTACACCACCACTCAGGGAGTCATTCTGAATAGCAGGTTAATTGACAGCAGGTTCATCGACCCCATCCCTACTGTCGAGGATGGGCGAGTTTTGTTTGGGGCTGCATAGCGACTCAATTGTCGCAACACAACCTCGAAATCCTTTAGCATATCCACAAGCCTCTGCAAGTGAGTTCGCTTCTTTCTCTACTGCGGAGGCATTTTGGCGCAATGTAAGGTTAAGTAGAATAAGACTAAGCTTCTTGCCAGTTAGACTGCTAAGAAAGCCAGTTAATGCTCTTTCATCCTCCGCCTCCCACTTAGGCTCGTCCACCCACTCCTGGTGACGGATAAAGGCCATAATTGCGCGTAGTCTTCTCATTTTATATCTTCAGTGGAAAACGCAACATTGTAGATATAATTGCTTTCAACTTTTTCATCTTCTTTAAGTTCAATTGGTTTTGGAAGATCAAGCTTCCAACACCTGTACCCAATATCAGGCATTATTTTACGCAAATCAGTATAACTAAATCCCATTTCTTTTAAGCCAAATTCGTTTACTTCTGCTACGACAATTGGTTTGTCTCTTTTAAGTAAATTTTGCATTCCTTTTAAAACAAGGACTTCTGCTCCTTCTGTATCAATTTTCATCAAATTGACCTTGCGATTGCTGTCAAAATAATCATCAATCGAAATTGAATAAGAAATTATGCTGTTGGGATTTTCCTTGCTCTTAATATTAAATTCATGCTTACCGCAATCCCACAATGAATGTCCTCCATCATTGTCAATGTTGTTAAAGAACTGGATAATTCCAGATTTATCCGAGACAGCCCAATTGTGTGGAACAATGTTCTTTGATTCATTTATTCTTATGTGAGCAAGCAAATGAGAGTAATTCGAATGATTCATTTCAAACGAATAAACTTTTCCAGAATCTCCAACCAATTTTGAGGCGATAATGCTGAAAAATCCTACATGAGTTCCAATGTCAAGAAACGTATCTCCATTGTTTATATTTTTAGTTATAAAATCAAATGTTTCGCCTTCATACATTTGCCCATGCTCAAAATGCAGGCCTATGTGTTTTTGGCTAAATTGAGAATAATCCAATACAAATTTTACGGATTGATCATTATCGCTAGACGGAAGCTTGAATTCAAATTGCTTCATTTCCATGAAGCAATACAAGCGACTATACCGCCAAAGTCAAAGCTTAAATTAACCTTCGATTGCTAGGAGCGAAGGAGTTGTTGACAGGAGGTCTTGGCATTGGAGCGCGACGAGTTCTGCCTGCAACCTGGGAGAAGCTTTTGGCTGGACCAGCTGGAGCTGCAAAGTTCTGCGCTGCTTGGTTCATGTCTTGATTTCTCTGCATTCCTTGCTGGAGAATTTGGTTGTAGTTCTGCATTTGTGGCATTTGTGGAATTTGGAAATTTGGCTGCGCCACTACTGGTCTAGGTATTGATTGATCCCCTCTGATTGGATTTGGTAGTCGTGCTGGAGTCATGGAGCCATCAGCATTAGCTTGATATGCTGTTGCATTCTGACCATTAATCGGAACTTGGTTTGCAAGATTTCTTTGCTGTTCTGCTGCTGCCAGCATGGTTCGTTCTAGCTGTGGATTGACTTGTGGCATTGCACTTCTAGTTGTTGCAATGGGTTGGTTGGGGGTTTGAAATTTTTCAGCAGGAACAAATCTGCTGCCAGGACGAGGAACTGTGCCAGCCGTTCTTGCAACCATTTGTCCTGTTGTTGGGTCGACGTAGTTAACCATGTTCGATGTATAATTTTTGCCTGGTTCCCTTGAGTCAATAAATTCTGGATCATTCGCAGGCCGTGCCGTCCCACTAGTAAGTGCTGCATTTCGCTCGGCCATTGCAGCTTCCATTCGCCTTGCCTCTTCTGGATTACCAATTGGCATTATGCCAACTTCTGGTCCTCTTGCTTGCCGTTCCGCAATTAATTGAGAAAGCATGTTGAAATAATTTTGATTCTTCATGAGGGAATTAAAATTAGGATTTTGCACCATGTCCATTGGACTCATGGTTGTTCCTGCTGAAGTTGTGGTTTTGGGTTTGGTTGCCATATTACATTACCTGTGGTTGGAGTTGCTGTTGTTGTGCTGCCATCTTTTCTTGCTGTTTAGCTTGCCCAGCAGCTGCATCGCGAAGTTGTTTCTGAATTGCCCTGGAGGTATTCGGATCGGTCTGTTCCAGCGCAGCTAAGTGCTGTTGCAAGTGATCCATTAGAACTTGAAGTGCGCTATTATCTACTGGCTGCTGACGCATCTGAGCTGCCTGATTGAACGCGAAGAGAACCGATATATGCGCTTTGTGATCATCGCTAGGCTTAATCGCGACAGGGAATCCTGTGGCCAGCATGGTCGCAATTTCAGTCGCCTGGTCTTCAGCCTGATCGCCTGTTCCTGCTTGCGGGTCAGTAAATAGTTTTCTAACGAGACTAGGATCATCTTGTTCAAGAACTGACTTTACCAGTTCTCCTTGGTTAATGTAGGGATTCCCCTGGAACATCTGCATGCGAG